GATCAGCAGTTGAGCCAGCAGGCACGACAAAAGAAGGAAGGCGAACGGTGTTATCAGGGAAGAATTTTTCAATTCTGTTATGTGCAATATTCCATGTCTCTTCCATGGAACGAAGAACAAGCCTGTCATCGTAACTTTGTCCTTGAGAATACTTCTTGTATGCCGACCACATTTGATCGCCATTCTTAGGATATAGCTCGTAACCAATTTCTTCAACCCCCTCTGGTAATTCTGCTGTGCCCCACGAAGGCATGTTCTTTCCAAGCCAGCCGAGACGCTTATAAAGTTCGCGATCCTTCCAAACGTTTGGACTTGGATAGTGTGAATCAGCCGTTGAAATCAACTTCATATTAAATTCCTTAGAGATTTTAATAATATACTGATTCAGTTCATGCTGTTCTGGTACGTTGTTCCACTGCAATTCGCCGTACCAACGATCACCAAAGATAGACTGCATACGACGCGTAGTTTCACGCATAGCGTTCATCACGGCCTCTGGTCCTTCTTCTCGATTCTCCCAGTAGTTTCCAGCATATACGCCGCCCAAGCATGCGCTAGCAGCAATAATACCTTCATTATACTTTGAAAGCAAGTCATAGTCGATACGCGGGTAACGATAATAGTTTTCATCGCGATAAGACTCTGAAATAAGCTTAAAAAGATTATTTAGGCCAGTTTGGTTCTGCGCCAAAAGCACAAGATGTCGGCGACGACGTAAGACATTTTGTGAATTCTTAGTTGCGCCTTCATTTTCGACAGTCGCCCCAGACTGTTCCTCCTTCTTAATTTTCTTTGCTTCTCGCTTGTCTTTTAGTGACTTATCGTATTCTTCCCGCCATTCCTTGACAGATGGAATAAAATAAGCTTCACAGCCATAGATAGGCTTGAAATTCTTACCTTCAGCCTGCATTTTCTTTGCATGCAGCACCTGATATGCAAGTCCGTTCATGTTTCCATGATCGGTCAATGCCAGCGCATCAGAGCCATTTTCATACGCAAAATCCATATGTTCCTGCGGATATCCGATGGCGTCGAAGATAGAACCAGCTACAGAGTGTGCATGAAGCCCTACAAATTTAATTTTACTTGTTCCCATTAAGATCTCCCATTACTCAAATATTCTACCATGACGATGTGGCTTTGTCAACTTTTTTATTGGCACCTCGACTGTGTGCTGGGAACCTAAATAATCGCGATATCCATCCCAACTGCTAATATCATAAAACCAGTCCAATTCTTTTTTGAGACAATTTTCTTCTTCTGTTTTATCAAAAACCGTATCGAAATCGAACCATCTTGCTGACCAGCGATCTTCATACGGTCTTTTTTTGCTGGGATATTTTTCGCCTTCAAGTGGTGGCAAATATTCTTTTGTTGTCAATTTATTTACATTTCTTCGACAAAAAATAAAATCATCTTTTCTCATTGTGAAGGACAGGGGTAAATTATTTTTTACAGTTTGTCCTTTAAACATAGAGAAAAAGTTTTTATCTCTACTGGATATCAATCGTCTATTTTTTCTTATTGTCTTATAATCATAGACGCCCATTGGAAATGAGACAAAATATTTTTCTGGTATTGTCCATTTAGAAATTTTATACGTTGCCCACCAAGCTGTATGTATACCATGTAAAACCGACCAGCCGTACGAGTCTCTTCTATCTCGGTCTTTATCTCTGATTCCAGTATAATAAATTGGTATCTCCTTTCTATAATGGGAAACAGCGTTACTTTTACCAGCAGCTAATCGGTTATTATAATGCACTGGATCATATGTCCATTCTCCTATTACTTTGCGAACAATTGGTGCCATATCTTGATTGGCGACGATCCATATACTATTACAACCAGCTAAAGCGCACTCATGAACTGCTCTCTGAATGCACGTAAAGCCGGGTGCGACCGGCAATAAATAAGGCGGGGTTGGTATGTCATGGTCAGTTTTTAAGTTAGCTATTGGTATAATTCCGGCTAAGTGTGTACTGATCAAAATAATCTCCCAACTGTTTCTACAAATTTATTTTGTTTTGATATCTGGTCCTCTTTTATATATTCATCGACAACTATGATTTTGCTATCCGATGATATATACGTCGCGTCCATTGGTTTTATTTCACGATTCATGTAAGATGTTTTGAAGCTTCTGTAAGAAAGAGGCTTTCCGTTTGAATCGCGATTAGCAACCCGGCTTCTCATACCTCTGCTTTTCATTTCATGGACTGTCTTAAATCTCGCCATTGTCTCTGAATAATCAAAATCATTTATTTGTTCTTGAGTTAATAGTGATATAGAGCAAGCATCTTTAATATTATAATTGCCCCTGCGTCTGGTGGAAATGTAGAAAAGTATTTTACTGACGAAATCATCTTCTGTTTCAATGTAGTCATATTGGTGTTTTCCTCCACAATTAAAAGCTATCCAGTCACGACATAAATATTTTGTTGGCTCTTTCTGGGTTCTTACAAGATTGCGGCAGTTGTTGTCGCCATAATAGTAACACTTGTCAAATGTTATTTCTCCTATCTTTGAGTATTCATCGGTAAACACTAATGTTTTACCATTGTATCTCATTGTATTACATAAACCAGATAATGGCGCTTTACCTTCAAGAGATAAAAGAAATAATAATCTTTCCCACAATATTGTTTTTTTAATTCCTACTGTGATTTCGGATTCCATGCCTTTTAAAGTTTTTGATATATTATCAATGCCAAGAAATTTTAAATCTAGATTTGGATCTAGAAAGTCAAGCTCAAATGGCCTATCATAATCAGAATAAAAAACTGGTATATTTTTATTAAAAGCATGAATAAGAGCCGGCAAAGAGCTTCCAACAATTATTTCTCTATGATGGATCATATCAAGATTTTCTTCTCTTGTCAAGTTTTTTAATGAATTGTGAGATCTTGCTCGTCCTCTCCGATTCTGTAATTCATTTGTAGCCAGTTAACTAGCTTTTCACTAAGATAGTCATACCCCTCTGGTAAATAACTAGCCATAAGTGTGATAGCCATTGTCTTTTCCATCATTGGAAATTGCAATAAATTCTCTGACCAACACTCAAATAAATAATCAGAGACTTCGTGTTCCCAATCTAAAGCTTCTGTTAAGGACGTTCTAAGCGCCATAGAGGAAAAAATATTATTCCAATTATCATCTATCCAATCATTACTCATTCTTCGTTCTCCGGGTATAGATATTTTTCAATAGGAAAATTTGTATATGAAAATTCTCCGTGTATCTCAATTGCCGCTATATCATATGCCATCGCAGCATCTTCTTCTGTATTATAAGAACCTAAATTTACAGTTTTTCCATCTTTTCTAATCATAGCTGCCCAAGGATTTGTTTTCCCACGGCAAGGAGACACCCCCTTGTATTTGCTTTTTGTTTTATGCCTTCCAATACTATTAGCAGAGTTACCTTGATAACTACAGCATCTGAGATTATGCTTTCTGTTGTCAAGAGTGTTGCCGTTTATATGATCTACAACTTGTCCTTTTTCGGGATTCATGATTAGGCGATGTATACTCAGTGTATCTTTCGCCACATAAGTTCTTTGCTTTCCATTAGGAAAAGTATAAACGTATCGGGGCTTATCTGGGCGGGGGATTTTTGTATTTACATAAAATATTTCGCCAACACCATCTCTTTTTTTACGTCCAGTCTTAGACAAACTCCAATTATATTGTGAAACTAGTCCATAATCTTCTTCATCTATAAAAATTTCGTATTTAGATCCCTTATATTCTATATAAAATTTTTTTACAATACATTGGTTTTTGGCTTCCTGCCTATCATTTATGTTCTGAATTATTCTTTGCCTTACTTCGTCGGACAGAGATAAACTTCCATTATAAAATTCTTTTTTATGTTCAATTGTGCTTTCCCTGCCGGATAATACCGCTGCTGTCTTTTCGTTCGCACATTTCTGACATCCGTGACCTTCCAAATGTTTTCTGGCTCTTTGAGAAAATACGCCATGTTTCGGGCATTCTATATCAACTATTGCCTCGCGATAATATTCAGTTGGTTTTCGAAAAGTCTCTTTGGTTTCGCCCCCACGCAAGCCAACTCTTACTTTTATCGGCTCTCGGACTGGAAAATTTACCAAACTGTAATCATAATAATTATTGTGAATTTGATTTGATCTGCTGATAAAATCTGCTTTAGTTTTAATGCGAGTATACTTGTTCATTTTCGCTCTCCTTACCAAACAAGCCTTCAATGAATAGAACATTCCTGCCATCCTTCATCTTTTTCTTTTTAGCATTGAGGATTGCCTTAGCACCATTCAGAAAGCCAGTCTCGTATTTCATGTCAATGTCAAAAGGTTGTGGCAACAATAGCCAGCCAATAGAAAGACCACCTAAGAAAAATAATGTCTCAATCATTCTTCGTTCTCCTGAAATCATCTTTCATTTGCAGATACTCCTTATTTTCTCTAGCCAATTTCCACATTTCCCTGAAAATAACGGCTGACTCAGCTTTATCGCAAGTCATTGCGTCAGGTTCTTGCGGAAGAACAGTGCCATCTTCTGCATACTTCTTACCATCTCGGTGATTGGCGTAGCGACGTGCGCGAGTGAAACCCATGTGGAGAAATTTCTTAGCCATATCCGCGCCAACAAAGTCACCCTCTGCTATAAAATCAAGAAACATAGAGTAAATCTTTTGTGACGACTCCTCCGCTTCTTTTGGAGTTTTAAAACGCCAATGTGCGCAAATCTCTGATTTGTACGGCTCACAGATAAGGACACCCTGTTGCCCTCGGCCAATATTGTAAAGATGTGGACTTGCTCTATAATCTACCTCTGGATTCCATTTCTGAAAATATTCCTTACTCACGCTCATTCTTCACTCCTAATCTTACGATACGCGCCCACAGTTTCTGGAAACAGATCCGTAGCGATCTCCAGACATGCTTCAGCGACTTTCTGGATTTCCCATTGTGCTCCCATGTGCGTTCGTAAGTCAATGAATTTAAGTAAGTTATTAAGATTAACTGTTCCATAATATTCCGTATATAAATTTTGAGGCAGTACACCTCTTGCTTGTTCTCGGCAAACGCCTGCTTCGATAAGTCTGTTGAACAATTCCAGAGATTTTTGATTATGTAGTCCGACAAGATGTGAGGCTGTCCTTCCATAGTTCTTGCCACCCCACACAACTTCTGGATCAATCAACTCTTCGGCGTTACTTGCCTGTCGATTACTCTTGTGTTGTGTTCTGAACTTTTGGGGTTCATAGAACTTGATGTTTACATCGGTGTACCTTCTAGAAATTTCATTATAAGACCATGTTCTATGACGATGGTGCTGAGAACGCACATACAGAGGTACAACAAAACGGAATGTAATAGAACAATGTTCCAAAGTGGAAGTGTGCCTGTGCTTAATAAGGTACCTGATAAGTCTTTTATCTTTTTCATCTAAAACGGCCTTCTCTTTCCCAAATGATACGCGAGCAGAATTAACGACAGTGAGATCATTACCGACATGCTGTACATAGTCAACTCTTCCATAGTTATCTCCATAAATCTCTATTCTTTTACTGTAACTCATTAAATCCTCTCTGGTGATTCTGAAAATACTATATTCATATTTTCTAGATCAAAATTATTCTCAATATATGACTTCCATCTCTGTTCAGTGTCAAACTTAAGTGTAGCAGAATCTCTTCGAATGCCCCATACATCGACCGTTCTAAGGATATCAACCTTATTAATAATTAAATCGGTGACACCATTGATATCGACGGCTCTTTGTAAATTCTTGATATCTAGCCAGTTACACTGTCGGCGTCTGCCAGTTGTAGCGCCAAATTCCTTTCCAACTCCTTGAATATAATTAAAAATATCTTCATGGCCTTGAAATGTCTTGGAACCCACATACGTATCATATGCCTTTGCCACTCCATAAATACGTCTGACGGACTGTGGCGGGATGCCATTTAGAAGCGCACCAGCAGTGGTACAGTGGCTTGAAGTTACAAAGGGATAGTCTCCCCAATCAATATCTAATCCAAAGCCCTGAGCGCCCTCACAGAGCACCGTAGGGGTATGTCTGCCATGTAGTTCCTCGTACAAGTCAATTAAATATTCACTATCAATCAAATCTGGATGATCTCCTGCTGTAACTCCGTTTCTATCATACTTATCACGATACGCTGGGCCATTACCCTGCTTTGTCGTACCAATCTTTGTGTCTCGTCCATCCTCACTTAAATGCTGCTCTGTGATAATGTGAGCATTTTTAGCAATAAAAATTAATCCTTTTGTGCTAATGCCTCCACCTTCAAGCATTTTTATTTCCTTGTGGAACTGATGAAGGTTTACAACACAGCCACTTCCAATAATTGACTTTACACCGAAGAAAACACCGGCTGGAATGTGATGTGTTACAAACTTCCGCCCATTGTGATAAATGGTGTGGCCGGCGTTGCACCCGCCATTAAACCTGATACAATGTGTATAATCGCCGGTCTTTAGAAGATGATGTGTCACCTTCCCCTTTCCTTCGTCGCCATACGACAATCCGACAACAATATCTGTAATCATAAAATAAACCTCCTAAGCATGTAAAATATATCACAGGATAGGAGGTGTGTCAAGTTTTTTATTTGATTTCTTCAATAAGTCTTTTTATATCCATTCCGCCGCAATCAATCTTCTTTTTGGAGCAATGATAATGACTGACGATGCCGGCAAATTTTCCATAAACCACGTCTTGTTCGTACTTTTTAGAAGTATTTCCATCGCTACCTAACGGTGCTTTGAATTCAACTGCGGTTGCAGATTCAATTGCCTTCCATAGTGCTTGTGTCGCTTGAATTTGAACATCATAAAAACCTAAAAACTCAGGCAACTTTTGTCCATGGACAACAACGTCCTTCATTATTGGGCGCTCTCCAAAGCCTCTTTTTTCGTACCAATTTTGATACTTGGGGTAGTAGGCGTTAGAAATTTCTACGCCGACTGAAGCCCTATTGACGCGTCCGCTAGACCCATGCCATGCACCGTGCTGCATGTCCAAAGTTTGGAAGATAGTGCCATCATTGTCAATTAGAAAATGCACACTAATTCCACGCTTATTTAAAACATCATTGCAGCGAGTGCTGTCTAAGCAAACGTCCCAATGATTTACAAAAAGCCTGATATTGCGCTTGGCACGACCAGTATAATCATAATAATTTCCTGGCTTTGCCGAAAGTCCACCTTCTTCCGACCATAAAACAACTTTATCCCACTCGATAGGAACAAAATTACTGTTATAAACAAGATAGTTTGAATACTTCCTGTTAACTGGCTTAAAATCATCAATATCAGCCTGACGTTCAGTCCAAATGCGACGGAAAGTCGATGGACCGCATAGTCCATCTGCTGTCAGTCCATATCGCTTTTGAAACTTTTTAATTGCTCTAACAAGCTTATCATCATAATATTTTTCCCCAAACCAACTTGGTTCCCAACCAAGCTGAGTTGCTGATGATTTGTTGTAAAAATCTTTATTCATTTTAATTTCCTTTGGGTATTACTCCCACAACATAATTATCAAGAATTAAACTAATTGTGCCAAAATCTTCAGTTTTTATTTCTTCAATCATCTTTCTGTCAACAATAATTTTATCTCCTGGGACCACCATAATTCTTACCATATCCGAGACACCTAAAACAGCAACTGTTTGATAAGGCTCCTCTTTCTTCTGATATCCTTGTGGTAGCAAAATACCATTATCATTTTCCTCTGTCTCTACATTTTTGATTTGAATATATCTGTTAACTGGAATAAATTTCACTTTTCACCTCTTATTAAATTGTGCAAGATTCGCCATCACAAAATTTTGTTCCTGCGCCTTGTTGATTTGTCTCAAATCTCTGAACCGGTGTAATACCGCTAATCATCTGATTATACTCGTCTTCAGTAATAGCCTCGTAAGGGGCCTGCTTGTATCCTGTTTCGCTCAAACGTAAGAAAGAAACAGCCTTAAGACGAGTCTCGTACATCTCTAGAGCATTCTTAATTTGATCTTCCTCATGAGACTGGAATGTTACAGTAATGGAAACTGAGTTATCAGCCCAATAGTGCTGATATTGTGCAGCAATCTCAAGCTGCTCCCAAAGAGTAATATCCTTCTTTCCTTTATAAAAATGTGACTCTTTTACAGGGAAAGAAACAACACTAGTATTTGGTGAATAAGCATCATCTTCAATTGGATACCCAGCATTCTCAAGAACTGGTAGAAGATCCGAATCTTTCGAGAAACGAATACGACGAATATAATATTCATCTTCTGGGAAGTGAATTCCTGGCGTTGAACCATTCAAAAGAGACACAGTGCCAGACGGCTTGATACTGGTCATTCTAATTGACTTAGGAATGCAAAGCCAATTTGAAAATTCCTCATCCAAAACCTTCACGTCCTCATATGCATCATCACACCACTTATATACCTCACGTCTCCCAAATTTAGAAAAAGCTTGAACAACTCCTGATTGAGATAGACCAATACGTCGGTTCTTGAGCATTTTGGCGTTTGTTTCTGGCCAATGCGTATTTGACAAAGTTATAGTCTTGCCATAAAGATACGCTATCTTCAGAGTTCTCAAATAATCATCATAAGAATCGTGCTTTGCCGGAAAAGTCTCAACCAAACAGCACAACTCGGCATCTTCAAGCTGCTGCTCAACGCATGGATTAAAACCAGCAACGTTTATATCATCGAGCCGCTCGCCATCCTTAAAGCGACCCCTAGTTCTTGCGTTATCAAGCCAAATATAGCCCGGTTCACCATTTTTCTTGCTTTGCTCGGCATGCCATGTGTAATCCATCCCAACAACCGCATGAAAAGAATTATTCGAACCCCATCGATGGTGATACAAAGCCTCCTGATCATTTTTCATCTCTAGATAATGACGGTCATCATGTGCGCCCATCGCCAAAGCAGCCGATCTACGTACATTACCGGCTACCACGCAACGACCAATTAGATTTTCTGTATCAACAATTGTTACAGAATCGATTAGTTCCCCGACAATCGGAGAATAAAGCTCACGAAGAGAATCATGCAGTTCCTTCAAAGGCCCGGCACCACTGCTAGTCCCACCAAAACCCTTAATTAGAGCGCCTTCTGGGCGAATAGCAGAATAATCAAAATGAGGAACCTTGCCTCCCAATAGGAAACCATTCAAAAGAATATGTACAGAGTTTACCCATCCTTCACGGCTATCATCGATAATGTGAACGTCATTTGTGTATTTTGGCTCAGTGATGGTAACTGTTCCGGCACCCAAAGTATCAAATCCAACTCCGATTCCCAGCATTAAAGCGTCCATCATCCAAGAAAATAGATATCCGCCCTTTGTGGAAATTTCTTTTGTAGAGCGAAAAGCACAATTAAACAATCCTGCGGCTGTGCGCTCCTCTACAAATTTAGTTCCCATCATCCACAAGCCTCTGCCCGGTGGAGTCCATTTTAGATTAAAAAGCCTATCATATGCGTCCTTGGCTGTAGCTTGAGCCTTACTATCATTCCATTCCAAGCCAAGATAGTAAACATGTTGCTTCTGCATGTCAAACATGCCCTCAATGACGCGACGACATGTCTGATACCACTCTTCGGTACCTTCAGCCTCTGGATTAAATTCATTTAATCTTCTAGCATAGGTACGCTTAAAAGTCACATACCCAACAGGCCCCCATGGAACCTCCTTATCTATATATGGCAAAATAAATTGCTCTGATAATCTAAACTTTCTAATATTCGGCTTCATCTACTTGTACTCCCTGATTTTCTTAGTTTTGAATATTTTTTCTGCAAAAGTTCTCTTTGCATTTGTGGCGTCAATGTGACCGGGTTTAACTGCATGCCACCGGCAGCATTGTTATTAGCGACCCCATTAACTACGTTTGGTGCGAACTTTATGGATACGTTGCTTGTATCCATGAATATCGGATATACCATACCATCAGGACCATTTCTATTTTTAGCAACAAAAACTCTTCCAGTATTGGCAACTTTATCCTCAATAGTTCGAGATACGGAAAAGATAAGGTCAGCAACAAAACACTTACTGAATGCCTCACTAATCGATTCCATTGTAATCACTTCCGCATTTAAGCCAGAGCGATTAGTTTGAGATGCAGTCCATACCGGGCAACCAAATTCGGTTGAGATACCCCGCATCTCTTCATAAATAGATTCTAATTCATTACGCTTCTCTTTTCTTATCACTACCGGACGTAAAAGATCTCCGTAATCAACTATAATCATTCCCGGGTTAATACCTCGCTTTTTTAGTCTGGCGAGGTGAGCCTTGATAGTATTGGTCGATGCTGATTTAGAAGGATATTCCTTAACAATCAACTTGCCTTTAATATCTTTGACTTTTTCGTAAACTTCTTCTTTATAATTTTTAATCTCGGACAAAGGTAGCTGTGTCAAACAAGAATCGTACCTATTTGCTACAACAGTATCTTGTAGCTCTAGAGTATAATGTATGACATTTTTACCAGCCAATAGCGCCTGCACACCTAGGTGAACCAGAACCATGGACTTTCCAGCGCCAGTAGGAGCGATAACAACACCGAGTTCACTTTTTCCTAATCCACCACCGGTTATCTTGTCCATTTCAGACCAGCCGGTTGTAACTGGCATTCTGTGGAGCGGCTTAAATCTTTCTTCAAAATCAGTTAGATAATCATATCCAAAATTATTGTCAGAACCAAGCTTAAGCGCATCGTTAATAGTTTTGCTAATTTCGTCAAAAGAACATGTCTGAAGCAAAGCTACCGACTTCATCATAGCTTTCTTTAGATTTTGCTTTCTACAAAAATCTAAGCTTTGCTCTTTAATATATTCGATATCTGAAAGCTCATTATACTGAATTCTTCTGAAATATTCTCTGACTTGGCGCTGGATAACCTCATTCTCTTTTTCTAAATCTGTATTTAGCATGGTAGTGACGGCATCCCCGGAAGGATGCATCCCGTACTTTTTACGATATTCAATAATTTTATTAACAAAGACTCTCAAATATTCTAGTTCTAAAAAATTAATATCTAGAACTTCTGTAATCTGATCTGCAAACGGTCGATCATCAAAGATAAGCTGTACCAATCCTTCCTGAAAGGACTTACCATATCTACCAAAACTAACATTTTCAGATTTATTTTTCATTTATTCCCCTTGTTGCGATGTCTACTAATGATACCACTGCTCAGACTAAAGATCAAGTTATTTATCTGAAAGAGATCTTTCAACGCGGTTCAAGCCGGTTTTGAGATCTTCCCACTTCAATTCACCAAAACCATCTTCTTGCATCATTTTTATAATTTCAGTTTTATTAAAACCGCCCTTAAAATCTTCAATCATTTTCTTTACCAACATTTTAGATTGAAATGACATCTTGGGAACATATAGCTGCATCATGTTGTAATTATGTTCTATAAGTCCCTTTCCTTCTACGATCTTGTCAAATACTTTAATATTCTGCTCACTGTTTTGACAGTGTTCTATAACCTGTTGAATTGTATAGGTTTTTGACTCAGACAAAAAATTAAATCTTTTTGCAACTGTGGCTAGGCCAGCACCTTTGATCCCGGGAAGATTATCGCTAGCATCCCCCACTATAGCCCTGGCTAGGGCCATATTAGTAGGATGAATGCCGATTTCTTCCACAATTGTCTTTCTGGTCATGACTTCTTTCTTGACCGGTCGCATGAGAACGGTTTCATTGTCGCACAATTGCATAAAATCTTTATCATTCGAGACAATTACTTTTTGCCATCCCTTGTAATATTCCATTTGTGTAATATATGCAATTACATCGTCTGCTTCAATCTCAGGAATATAAGTTTGAATTATTGGCATCTGATTGAAATATTCCATGGTTCTCATCTGCTGCCACTTTTTATTTTCTGAACACTCCTCTGGTGTTAGATTTTGATAAGCCCGGTTTAGCCTTAAAGGCTTTCTACCAGATTTATAATTTTTGTCTATAGCTTTTCTCTTTTTTGAACCGTTGGGTCCATCCCAGATAATCAGAATCTCATCCGGTCTAATATCGCGAACTAACTTTTGTAAGATCTTGAAAAAACCCTTGATTCCTCCAATTGGGGTTCCTCCCATTGATAAGGAAGGATCTACTATATAAGCACGCAAATATGCATTTAGCGCGTCAATGATCATAACTCTTTTTGCTTTCATGTTTATTCCTTATGGTGTAGCTTTCTGTATTCAATTAGTGCAATTTCTTTGTGCTTTGCCTCGATCATCACATCAAGCTTGTGGCCGTAATCATCGAATGGACGAACAATACGATCAGAGTGGGCTTGCGGCTTGATCCTGTAATTATTTTGTTCATCACAGCGCGACTCGGAGTAATGAACTACCGGTGTAATATCATCCGGCCACGTCGAAATAGCAAGTTCCAATGCTTCCTTTTCGGTCAAGCCACCATCATGAAGCCGATGGTGATGATAATCAAAAACAATAGGAATACCAATACGCTTGTAAATACCATCATATAGTTCTTTTGTTGAGTATAGCGATTCTTTGTCGTCATTTTCTACTGTTAACCTCGTTTTTACTGAATCGGGAAGTCTCTCAAAGTTTCTGCAAAAAGTATCAAGAGCAACTGGCTTGTTTCCATATGCTGCGCCAACGTGAATATTTAGCTTTGCATACGGGCTTCTTTCCAAGCCGATCAAGTCAAATAGTTCGCCATGCACTGTCAAGTCTTTTCTGGTTAGCTCAAACACTCTTTCTTTTGGAGAAGCTAGCTTATTAAAAGGGCCGGGATGGCTAGTCAGACGAATATGGTACTTCTTAGCAAACTCACCTGCTTTACGTGCAAAATATTTAATTTGCCCATACAGAGGCATATCTTTCA